TGTAAGTTGCCTTACTTCGCTAAGTATATCCCCGTAATGGATAGGCCACGTGTGATCTATGATAGATTGCACATGATACCAGGGCCATATTGGGTGACTGATTACACTTCTTTTGAAGCCTCATTTAGAGCTGAGGTCCTGGATGCCGTGGAAGGAGAACTTTATCGGTATATGCTCCAGGATTTCGATGAAATGCCACACATTGTTAGTCAAATGTGTGGAATTCATCTGTGCAAATTCAAGAATTTTACAGTGCGTGTCCCAGGAACTAGGATGAGTGGTGATTCAAATACATCGCTCGGAAATGGATTTACAAATTTGATGTTGATGTTGTTTTTAGCGAAGAGACAGAAGTTAAACTGTGACGGTTTCGTTGAAGGTGATGATGGTTTATTTGCCTTCAATGGAACACCTGATTTTGGTATTATTAGGCGATTGGGTTTTGATCTCAAACTCGAGCCGCATACGTCTCTTTACAAAACATCGTTCTGCGGGTTAATGCTCACCCGTTCCCTGGCTTGTCTCACCGAACCTGTCTATGAAATAGTAAAGTTCGGATGGTCAATGTCCCACCTCCGACATTCTAAGAAAAATAAAATAAAAATGGGATTATTGAGGGCCAAGGCATTATCGCTATTTTATTGCCATCCTCGCTGCCCGATGCTTACAGCTTTGGCATTAAAGTTTGTACAACTTACGAAAAACTACGACCCAATTTTCGATAATGGATATTGGGAGCAGAAGATAGTAAATGAAACTATAAATCTAGAACACCAGGCTCGAGAAGAATTCGAAAAAGGAATCACTGGTGAAGATCGCGCAGATTTTTCGGATCTATTTGGAATCGAACCGCATGTACAGTTGGCGTTCGAGGAGTATATTTCAAATATAAATGTGGTGTGTCAATTGGACCATTGGACAATTGACACGATCTGTTCATCCAGGCCCTATCTCTCCTGGATGCATAGAACCCACGTTCTATAAAACGGATTCCGTGTGGTCCAGCATCATGTGTTGGGCCACTACGCACCAGTTAGAGCTCTGGTGCTAAAATCAAAAGCCGCCAATGGAGTCACTAATTTAAATAATCCAAAAAGTTTCTCATGAACTGTGTTGATTGAGTGTAAATATTTACTTGCTAAGGGGTACCAGACCCCGG